TGGTAACTACTCCACAGGTCTCCCAGCGCGTCAGGAGATTGTCCTAACACCCGATGAGGACTTCTATGCTCAAAGTAAGAAACAAGATGGTGGTATCGTCTTCTATACGGGTATTAACTCTCAGGGTGACCTCTACATCGGTAACAGAAGAATTAACGCTATTACTGGTGAAGAGACATTCATCGACAGAGCAACTCTCAATGATGACGGAGACGAGGATGATGTAATTGGCGGTCTCGTTACTACCTTCGATACACCTGTAACGTTCAACCAGAACATCACAGTTGTTGGTGGAGATGGTACACTAGTCAATAACTTTGAATCTCCTGTTGTCATCGCTGTACAAGACGGTGACTTCACTCAGGTTGATCAACCTCTAATCATTCGCTCCTATGTTAAGAGCACAGAGAACGATCTGGGTGTTATCGAGCAGGATGAGAGACTAGACAATACTGAGTTTAATCCACCAAATGCTGGTGACATTAAGATTGGTAAGAATAGAGTTAAGGCAGCGGTCTTCGAGATTACTCCTATCAGATACCCAAGAGCAAGAGGATATAAGTTCCTCACACATGCTATTGGTGCATTTGGTTCTAACCTAACACCTAACCAGTCTCCACTATACTCTGCTGGTGGTACAAGAATTCTTGCAGATCAGTACATCACTTACGGTGGTGTTGTTCCTTCCCCTGGTGATGTTTTAATCAAGGGTAAAGAAGTCAATCTAACTGGTTCTTTTGCTTGGGTACTTGCAGATGGTTATACTACGATTGCAGATGCAACTCTAGATGATATCGTATTCAACGGATCTAACATCTTTAAGATCACGTTTAACAACACTACAAATGATGGTCTTGGTATTACACTAGCATCTCAAATTAGAGTTAGTGATTACTATCCAAACAGTGTAGTTAATGGTACGTGGTACGTTGTCAACCCAGGTGGTGTAGATGCATTTGCTGGATCTAATGATTTCGTACACGTTCAACTGATTGATGCTGTAAGCACTGAGGTTAAGCCTTGGGCAGACGTTATTGCTAACGCTGCTGCTGGTGTAGAACCCAAGATTGAGTTCTCTAACTCTACTTGGAAGGAAGTAGGCGTCATTGGCGCTGAAACACTTAGAACCGAGACTGCTACTATCGGTGACTATAAACTGGGCATCAACACTGTTGCTCGTGCTCCACATTCTGCTGTTGAGAATGCATGGACAAGCATTGAAACAGATCCTCGTGCAAACCTAGATGTTGTTGGTACTGCATTCATCAGTGGTAGAACAACTGCTGACTTCCTAGATCACACCAACTTCGCTGATCGTGATAAGACTGCGGTAAATAATGCTCTACTAGTTGGTGGTGACAGTGCTGCTCCTAATGATGAGGCAGTTCTAAGAGTTGCTACTACAAACGGTGGTCGTGTTGGTATTAACGTTGACAACTCTCAACTTGATAGAGCACTGGTTGTTGATGGTACATCTAGATTTACTGATGATGCTCGCTTTGAGCATGACATCGAAGTCAATGGTGATGACGGTGTAATTGCTGAGATCAGAACATCTCAGACCTCTGGCACATTCAACCTCGTAACTGATACTACATTTGAGGGCAGACTAAACCTTGCTGGTAATGTAGAAGACATCAGAATTGGCAATGACAGAACTGAAGATACATTCTTCAGACTGGGTAATGCATCTGATCATTCTAACATCTTCATTGGCGACATTGATGATGGTGAAAATAAGATCTCGAAGATCCAAATCGGTGGTGCATATAACAACAACTCTTCTAACTCTTACACCCTAGTTGGAACCAAGCAATTCAGTGTTGCTGGTGACATGCTAATCGGTGCTAATAAGACTATTGGTGGTGACGCAACTGATCCTACTCAGACCGTCACACTGAGATCTGAGGCAGGTGTTGTTAACTTCTTCACTTCTCAAACACAGACACTGAACTTTGCTACTAACGCATCTCTAATCACCATTGGTGGTCAGGGTGGTAGCACAACTGTTAGAAACAACTTTATTGTTGATGCTAATGCACGTTTCAATGCTGACATCAAACTCTGTGGTGGTAATGCTTCTTACTCCTTTGAAGGTCTAAGAGCACAACTAGGTACAGACGACTTCGCTCACGCTAGCGGTGTTCTAGGTCAGGATACATTTAACAGCAACATTGACATCATCAACGTTTCTGTTATCACTGTTGCTGATGGTAACGCTCCAACAACTGCAGAACTCGCTGCTGGTTTCAACAGAATTGACACCGCAGGTGCTGCTACTTGGGGTGATGCAACATTCCAAGAAAGTAAGACTGGAGCAGGTGCTGAAGGTGCTAATCTACCAGCAATCACTGGTGATGAGTTCTACCTCCCAATGAAGTATGCTCCAACTCCATACTTCCAAGCAGGCGATTACATCCTAATCGATACTGTTCCTACTGGATCTGGTGCAACTGAGCGTTATCCTGAACTCGTCAGAATTACTGAAGATGGTCTAGCGGGTGCAGGTGCTGCTCCTTATTACATTAAGGTTAAGCGTCACCCACTTGGTTCTTTCACCAAGTACAAGCTACAACAACTATCTCCTGCTCAGGATTATCTATCCACACACCTAGATGCAACCAACCTCTGGAAGGCAAATATCTCCTTCGATGCTACTTGGACAACGCAAGTAGTTGATGCAACTGGTCCTGTTGACAACTTCTACCTCTCGCAGTTTGGTGGTTCTCTAACCACTAATGATTACGTTATTGTTGATCGTGAAGATACAAACGATGACGGCGACTTCAACCAAGGTGAGATTGTCAAGGTTCAGACCCAGTTGGATCAAGTTTCTAAGAAACTGATCGTTACCAGCGGTTGTGATAGTGCAAACGAGAAAGATGTATTTGTTGTTGATAGTGTTACTGGTGACATCACTATTGGTGATGAAACTGTACAGAACAGTGTTCTCGACATCTACGGTTCGCTGAAACTGTCTGGTGGTTGCGGTTCTACACCTATCGTTAATAACATCTATGATATCTTTGAGGATACTTCTGACAACTCTAAACTGACCCTAACTAATAGAGACTTCACCACGTTTGAAGTTGATACCTGCCAAGGTAACACAATTATTGGTAACGAATGGGGTTGGGTCTGGGCACTGCAAGGATATTACAGTTCTACTGCTGTTGCTCACTCTGTAACCGAACCAGTTTACGTTTACACTAGAGATCCACAGACTGCACAAGCAACTGGTCCTGAGACACTACTTGCTTCTACTCTATCTGCTGGTCAAACACAGTTCATGGTTGTCAACAGCATCACTGGATTTGAACAGGGTGACCTAGTTGCAATCATTAATGGTGCAACACAGGCAGAAATCATTCGTATTACCGCTGATCCATACGTTGATAGCAGTTCTAATGAACCACGTATACCATTCAATACTAGTATTACTTATCCTAGCGGTGGTCGTGCTCAAGAAACAACAACTGCACAATCCTTCACGGTTGGTGCTGTAGTTGTTAAGATCCAGAAGGACAGCAGAAGCACAACTCTACTAGAGGCACTACCTGCAACTGGTAGAACTCAGGCACCTACGCCAAACACTAATCCTGACAGAATTGTCCTCAAACTTGCTAATGGTAATCTAGTTTCTCAGAAACTTGACTATGAGCAATTCATCAGAATTGGTAGTGAGTTCTTCTTCCCAGATAGTATTGATGGCACAGTTGATCCTAACTTCGGTGTCAAGATGCCTAAGAGCATCAGAGATACAAACGATTCATCTCAACCAGAAAAAGGTGTCAGAAGATACTTTGGTGGTGGTAAGTTAACGATCAATGATGATCTTAACATCAACGCTGGTAACTTCAGAATGTATGGCACGGATAGCAAGACACTTATTCTTGGTATCGCTAACGATGACGGTCACCCTGGTGATGGTGCAATTCTTGACCCAGTTACTAATAGAGCAGGAATGTACCTCAACGGTAGAGCAGACATCTATGGTAAGTTGAGAGTATATCAGCAAACCTGTCAGGAGAACGGAACCTGCAGCAATGACTTGATGTTCGACGTTGATAACAGCGACGGATCTGTAAGACTAGGTGAAAGTCTATACATCAAGGGTCAAATCCTTGAGAGTTCAAGTAGTGCCTCTGAGGTTCTACATATAGATAACCTAGGATCTGCTGGTAACACTGGCGCTGGTCCTAAGGACTTCATCATGTATCAAGATGGATCTATTGATGCCTTTGGTATTAGAAGATACTTCAACGCTAATGGTGGTAGACGCTGGACATATCTGGCAGCATCCACCACTGGTTTCGGTCAAGTTGTTTCTAACCCACTAACTCCAAACGGTAACTATCTCGTTAACCCATCTTCTAGCGGTAACATGGTTGTTTATCTACCATCTGATGCTAAGACTGGTGATATGATTAGATTTATCGATATTAGTAGCAACCTATCTTATGCTGCTAGCTTGATCATCCGTGCTCTACCTATCGGTACAACTGCGGTTGCAATCCAAGGTGATACCACTGGTACAAAGGCACAAGCAGGATCTGCGGGTCCATCTGCACTTGCTTGGAGCAGTGGTGAAATGATCGTTCAAACACGAAATGCATCCTTCGGTCTAGTCTATGTTGGTGTGAGTGATGCAGAGGGTGACCCAGATGCATCCGAAATTCCAACAGACCTACGCGGTTGGTGGTTAGTCGAACTCTAAGAGGAACATGGCAGTAAGATACGGTATAGTCAAGTTCATGAAAAGTGCCAAAATTGGCACTATCATGCCTTGGTCTGGGGATGGTAACACAGGTTTCGCCCTGTCTAACATCCCCCAAGGATGGATTGTCTGTGATGGCAGACTACAGGATGCCTCAAGGTATCCGCTGTTGGCATCAGTCATAGGTGACACTTATGGTGCTGATGCTGCATTTGCGGGACAATTTCCTGAGTATGAGGGAAAATTTCGCGTACCAAATATGACACTTCAGATGCCAATTGATTTGGAACCTGAGTATCTATTACAATCAGCATATCAGTATGGTCAGACAGATGCATATAATGTATTGGTGTCTGAGACATATACTGGAGATGCACTAGTTGCTGGTTTTGGTAGCATCAGTTTGAATTCACCTATTCCCATCACAATCAACGCCAACTGTGACATCGACTTTACTGTTGATCCATCATTGGTGATGAGTGGTAAGTTTACTAACATTAGTATTGCACCACCAGACTTCAGTACAACAGTTTACACTATCAACAGAAAACTAGGTATTAACCACACTCCTGGTCACTCACACCCAGGAACATATAGTAGAGCAACCGCACAGTTTGCTGGACCACAACCATTCGAACCATCTGGTATTTCTACTGGTGGTGGTATTACTGGTAACTGTGTTACTGACTTTGGTTATTCAGAATGTCAGTTAACTAATGCCACTACAGCACCATCATGGCAGCAAGGTAGAAATTCTATTACATTCTATGGTGATGAGCAGCATGAATTTACACTACCACAAACAGACAGATTTTATAACTTTGAAGGATCTAGCTACTGGGGTCAAGTTCCTGCAGCATCATGGCCACCTGCACAAGCACACCCATCTGGTCTAGTAAAATCAAATGATTTGACATATCAGTTTAATGGTAGTGCATATACTAGCACTTATGATGTTACAGATCCAGTCAAGACACACGCACAAGATGCATGGACTGGTATGTTCCCTAAACCACTAGAAGTTGCTAACAGAAGAAATTTCTTCGGTCCAACTTCAAACTATGATCCTGACACATCTGCAGCATTTACTGTTACTGGTGTAACTATCGAACCTACTTCCAGTTCTATTGATTTGCCTGCTGGTGCCAATATTGGTACTGCCTACGAATTGGATGAAGTTGTACCATTTATGTGGGTATATCTAGACACGGTACTTGCTCCTGGTACACAGATTGTTGCCATCAGTAGAGAAGGATCGTCAAGTACGGATTATGTTTATACTCTAGATCTATCACAACCAACACTCAATTCGGCACAATTAACAAACCAAACTCTTAGCTTTAAGCACGGAACATATCCAACAACTACAAACAATATTACCTCTCAGTTAGATCCAAATAGTTCTTCTTTCTTGGGTCACAACCACGGTAGTTTTGAGATGATCCAAGGTCAAGGATCTTTGGCAGCACCAACAGTATTTGCTTTGAATGACATCAGTTTAGGCACCGTATCGCCTGAAAATATAGATGACGCCCTAAATATTATTGCTGAGGTTTCAATGCCTGCGCTAGTTGTTACGTTCCTTATTAAAGCGTTCTAATGCCTGCACATTACTCAAGAGAAAGATCAAAATATGGGTCTGGCACAGGCAGTATTATTACCTGGCCAGTTGAACTCACCAGCACTGATCCTAACGCAGAAGAAAATATCAATGCGTTACCTGCTGGTTATTTGAAGTGTGATGGAAAAATCTACAAAGCGGATGACTACCCTCAACTTGCTGAAATACTTGGCACTGGGACTGCATCTAAGTTTATTAGGCGTGACATTAATAATGATGTTATTGATGACGTAGGAGATGATGAGTTCATTGTCCCTGATTTAGGATCCAAATATCCTAAACCAACCACAGGTGCATCTGCTGGTACATATATTAACATTGTAACTGAAGATCAAAATGAGGTTGAACGACGTAGATCTGGTATGGGTATTATCTCCACACCAACTGCGGGTACAACTACTGGTAACACAACTGTCATTAATCTAAGTTATACTGGAAATTTTAACGTACCATCACAGGAGATTGCACTAAAGGGTAAACCATCGTGGTCAAAAGGTACTAACAATAGTGGTTTCACTGATAGTGAGGCAGTTGATAGTCTTGCACTACATTCTCACATGCACTTCTCAACTACAAATAGATTGAGAATTAAGACTACCAATGAGGATACAGAAGCAAGATCTCAGGGTATTGGATCATACTTTAATGCTACAACCATTCCTATTCAGGGGTGGATGGATAACACACAATATCCTAATGGATCTAGTAGTGAGGGTGCTGGAACAAACCAACCACCATGTTGGGCGATTGCATCTGGTGCGACATCAAGATCTCAACCAGTTGAAACTAACACAGGTTTTGAGGTTGTTTACTCTAACTATTGCTATGACTTGGCAGGATCTGCTGGTCTAAACTCTCTGAGATATCAGTGCCTATTGAATTCTGGAACTAACTTTAGTTTAGAAGATATTGATTTTGCTGCACCACCAAACTTTGTCAGCTTTGGTCTTGGACTTGGAAGTTGTAACCAACTAGATTCTGGTAGTTATAATGATACAGGAAACGTTCCTGCTACCTATGTTACTGGTGCAACTGGTGTTCCTGTTGATTCTAATGGCACCAGTCTATCTGACGTTGTTCCTCTAAACAGTAACACGCAATCTAAAACGGCGCAATCATATCCTCAGGTTAATAACGTATTTACTGAGATTGACGAACTAGTGCAGAATGATGGTGATCCTACCATTCACTCTCACAAAATTCTGCTGACCCAAGGGACACATACATATAAAATTAAGACAAATGGTTTCTTATTGTCACCTGATAATCTACAGACGACATTGACACTGCAAACCGATCAAGTTGCTTCTCTTGATCAGGTTACCAGTCCTTACATCATCATGGAATATCTAATTAAGTATTAAAGACGATGGTTGCAATTAATCCAAAATATAGAAATAGACGTGAAGTCTACTATACTGACAAGTTCCCTGATAGTCAGGGAATTGGTACTATCATTCAGACATTGAAGTCTGTTGAGGGATCTTATGATCACTCAAAAGTACCAGCAATTGTACCTTCTTTGGGAGGTGGCACCACCGCATATACAGAAATTTCTGGAGACGCAGAACCAGAGAATAATCCAGAGTATCAATATGAAGGTTACATCTACTGCGATGGTGAAGAGTATTATATTCATCACTATCCTGCTTTGTATGCAGCAATTGGTAACGAATATGGTGGTACGGCTAGCGATGGTATTGATATCTTAACTGGTGGCGCTGGATGGGGATCAACTGTAACTGTAACTATCGATGCTCCACCTAGCGGTGCCAATCAAGTATTTGCTGGTGTTACTCCAGTGCAGGCAACTGCTACTGCAACTGTAGTTAATGGCGTCATTACTGGTGTAGAAATAACAAATCCAGGAAAAGGATATGATCCAGAAAATCCACCTAATGTAACATTCTCATCTTCCAATGCTGGTACAACACCAACATATGCACTCAGAATAAACAGTGAGGTTGGTCAGATCCAATCTATCAATAGTAATAATGTATATGATTATTGGCCAGATCCATATATGGGAACGTTTAAAGTTCCTGATCTCAAGGCAAAGAGAATTGTAGGCAATGGTCCTGTTTATGGTAATAACACACCTAACGTTGGTAACTCTGAACTGGGTGTAGGTATCAATACCATTGATGGTAATTGGTACATGGATAAACAGACCCAGAAAAATCAATTTGCTCTGGGAAATATTACCACGACAGGATATAGTAATGTCTTTGATAGTGTAGAAGCATCTATTATTGGTGGTCAGGTAGTTAGTGTGGAACTACAAGAGAAAAAAATTGCTGGTGCTCCACAGCACTCACACTTCCTGCTACACTCTGAAGCACCACAGGATACACCATCTCCACAGGCAGTATCAGGTGACAGATATGTAGTATCATACAAGCAATCGACAGGTAAAGTTAATAGTTTCTTGCCCCCTGGTGGTATTGCATACAACCACACTCACGTTCTATCTAAAGCACCTATTCTAGATGGTAGTGTTGGTACATATGACATCTTCAACTGGAGTGGTGGTGACCAAAACTCTGGATCTATTAAAGAACCAAATTATTATTATGCATCTGGTGGTGCTGGTGCTGGATCATATGTAGAGATCACCAGCTATGGTACACCAACCATGAAAAAATTCAGCAGTGTCAGTTTGGTTGGTGGTAGAACTATTGTTACTGATGGTGTGCCAGTTTATTCTTCATCAACTGTTGAATTTACATCACCAGGAAACTATGACACTACTGTACCATCTGGTGTTGACCAAGCATCTATTACACTAGTTGGTGCTGGTGGTTCTGGCGCATCATATGATGTTGCAGGTAATAGTGGTGGTAGTTCAACTATTAGTGTTTCTGATGGTAGCGTATTGCTTATGACTGCTGGTGGTGGAGCTGGTGGCGGTGCTGCTAGTGATACTACTGGTGGCACTGGTGGTTCTGCAGGAACTCAATCTATCTCTGGTTCTATATCTGGTGATGTTGTTATTGTACAAAACGGTGCAGGTACTGGTGGAAATGGTGGAGATGGTGGTAATGGTAGATATTGGAATAAAGATCTAGAAGATAAGAATGTTGTTCCTGAAAATGCAGAAGGTTCTGCTGGTATAAACTCAATTGGTTACAATGGTACAGGGGGCAGATCACGTCCTGTAGTCAATATTCTTACTCAACAATATGATTTCTCGTATGATGATAATAACCTTAATCAAGACTGGACTTTAGCTGCATCTAATGATAACTATGGCATCGTCTCTTTATCATGGACACTAGCAGGTGGTGGTGGTAGATTCTGTGGTAATTTTGGTGGCAATGGTTGCGGTGCTGCAGGAGCAGGTGGCGCTGGTAAAGTTTTCACAGCAAAATATGGTAACCCAACATCAGGTGTAATATTCAGAGTTCAACCAGGGCAATATGGTAGAGTATATAATGGTCAAGCAAATGCTGCTCACTCTGGTAAAGGTGGAAGAGCAGGTGATGGATATGAAAGTAATGATGGTGGCGGCGGTGGTGCTGCTACTGTTCTTAGACTACAGAATGGTAACACTATCATTGCTGGCGCTGGCGGCGGTGGCGGTGGTGGAGGATTTGGCGAAGGATCCTGTGGTCAGAATGGTAGAAACGCAATCAGTCCTAGCGATGACGTTCAAGAAGTAAGTGGCAGCAGTACAACTTTGAACACTGGTGGTGGTGGTACTGGCGGTGGTTATGGTTGCACAGGCGGCGGCGGAGGCGGCGGCGGTGGAGGCTGCGGGGTTGATGGAACTGGTCTAGGTGGTGCTTCTGGCACGGGTGGTGGTGCCCAAGGTTCTGGTGGTCACGAGGAAGGATATGGCGGTAGACGTGGCATTTCTTCTTGTCACATGGATTATTTTTCTGAAGTTACCTCTCAATCTAACACTAATACTGGTAATGGATATGCTGCAGCAGTTGTCACAGAAGACGGTGGATATTGGACTTCTGGTGGTGGTGGCGGTGGATCAGGCGGTCTGTATGTTGGTACTATCCCTGCTGATGCATTCCAAGGTCAGTCTAGTATTCAAATCACTGTAGGTGAAGGTGGTGCTGGTGTCAGTAGTAGTGGAGTATCATCCACCACTGCTTCTGATGGTTATGCTAAGATTGTTTGGCAAACTATCACTGGATACGAAGGAGGCACTGAAAGTATTTCTGTTGGTGATGTATTCATCGATGGTTCTGGTGATCAAGATAATGGTATGAACTTCTTCTCTTCTGGTAGTGGTTCTGGTACTAGTGGTGGATTTAAATTACCAACTACACAAACACCTACAGTTGTATTTGAAGGCGGTGGTGGTGGAACAGGCGCTGCCGCAAGTGTTACTGTGTCTGGTAATAAAATTAGTGGTATATCACTGACTAACTCTGGATCTGGATACACACAGGCACCACGAGTTCGCATCTTGCATGGTGTTGGTGTTAAGAACTATGCTACCGTAGGTTTTGATGAAGCAACTGGTGTTCTAACAGGATTGACACTCCAAAGCAGTGATGAACCAACAACTTATTTGAAGTTTGGTGGCACACAGAATGATAGATTTGTCACACTTGGCACTATTGATGCTAGTGACTTCCAAAGAATGACAGTTAAGGTAGCAAGAGGCAACGATAATAATGGTGGTGATCTACCCGAGAATGGTGGAGATGAACTACTACTCTATTTCAATAGTGATGAAAGTCTGAATTTCCCATCATCTGGATTTATTGGCACCCTAGTTCCCATCCCATCTGCAAGTGAAATTACATCTAATTACGATGGTACAGGCACTGGTACTAATCCAACTAACTGGTATACTTACAGTATTGATCTTCCTGAAGCAGCAAAGGTAGAGACTGCACGTTTCTCTATTAGACAGAATAGAGGTGCTGCTAGTGGTTCTAATGACAATGCGGATAACACAGATAACTATGGTATACTTGAGATTACATTTGAGAATGAGCAGACAACAGAACTGACATTTGTACCATCTGAGGGTAAGATGGCAGTCTCAAATGATACTCAAACTTATGATGTTCGTGGTGAAGCAGGATCTACATATACATCTGGTATCTTTGCAAATGATCTAACATTGACACTATCATCTGCAAGTCCAATCATTCCTGTTGCTGCACTTGATCCAGACATCAAGGTGCCACTGATTGAACCATATTTCCTTGTCAAGTATCTAATCAAGGCATACTAAATACATTCAGCACATAGTATATTCGCCTCTCATGGGTATCGTAGCAAACAGTAATGTACCAAATTTGATTTTGCAATTGAATTTGATGGATCGCTCTATTGTGTATAGAGGCATCATGAAGACTGTCCCTGATACATATTGGACTGATACTGTACGTCCTAAGTTGTATCCTCTGTGGGATACAGAAAAGGATCGTCTAGTTGAATTCACATGGTATGATAACAATACCTATCACTGTACTAGAAGAAAGTTTGTCAAGAACTTTAAGACTGGTCAGTATGAGTGGAAAGATTATGAGATGGAGCAGTCAGATGTAGATGCTGCTAGAGAGTTCTACGATTTCTTGAAAGATACTTTCATGAACATCGAGCGACTACAGAATGAAGAGTTCCAAGAAGAAATGGGACGCATATATGGTGAAGTTAGAACTGAGACATGGTTCACTGTTCGCCTTGCTCGCAACTTCCTACTACAAGAAACAGACTTTGCATTGCTACCAGACAGTCCATTGTCTGATGATATGAAAGCATTGTACACTACATATCGCACTAAACTAAGAGATCTTCCTGCAATTTTTGCTGACATTGAGGACATTAAAACAATCAAGTTCCCCATGTCACCTGATGCATTTGTCAATGTATATAAGGCAAACAATCCTGATGCAGTTTATCTTGACACTGAAGATCAGTGGACACTACCTGCTCACTTCTTCTATACTCAGTTCAAGGATAAGATGGTGAAGTATCTCATGGTTAGAGATATTACTGATAGAATGTACACTGATGCAATGATCCGTGCTATGAGAGAAAATCCTGTTGCACTTGGTATTGAAGGTACACCATGGAGCAATCAACATCAGAACCTAGATAGTATCAAACGTTCTCTAGATGATCTTATCTCTAGAATTGACAACGGGGAGGATGTAGGATGATCACCGCAATCGAAAGTCTATCAGTATATGAGTTGGCAGGCAGTCACTGTGCCATGAATAATGTATGCCTACTGCACTTTGAGAATAAGAAGTGGGCAACGTTTGATGATGCACAGAAAGCAGCATGTCTTGCAGAACTAGAAGATTATGTACCAGATGACATCATCAGTATTATTGGTGGTGAGAGAGACTGTGCTATCGAATATGGTAGCGAAGAAGTAGCAGTTCTTAATGCATCTGAGTGGTTTCCACCAGTCTCAGCATATGAGAATGCTGATCATTACTTCAGAGTGCTGGTGTTTGACCAGAATGGTAACATTGTCTTTGAGAATGTTGAGACGGGGGATTGACGCTCGTCTGAGAGCATGGTAGGATAGCGTCAGCGAGCAATCCACCATGCTTGAATTTTGTTATGAACTCCCTTATGAGGACCTTGACTTTACAGACACAGAAACTCGCCAACTTTATCGTATTGGAAGGGGAGAGCAAGGAGTGCTATTGGTACGCCCTTACACTAACGACATTTGTTCTCACTGGCGTTTTGTAGATGAAGAAACAGCTACTAAAAGTTCTAATAAAATATACGAAATGTTCTGTGAGTATAAACGACGGAATGATTTCGTTGGGATGGACATGGCAAGGAAATTCCTTGAGATGGGATTCACTCGTGCCAGACGGTATGCCAATCACTCTTCGGGACGCAAATATGCAGAAAATGGGAGTGTATCTACCTGTGAGGAAGATTGCCTCACGAATGTAAAAGCAAGGGCAGCACAAATTTTTAAAAAAATGCGAGATCTCGCAGCATATGACCCTGAATACCAACAACTTCGTAAACAATGGAGATCTAATGAAAGTACCTACGCAACCCGAGTTGACGCACTTGCAGCTACAAGCAATGTTACGCGATCACGATATTCCCCCAACCGAACTAATGTATCTCGGTGATCGAGAGTATACTACTGAGTATCAAGCACATCCACAGTATCATGGTCAGATGATGCCATGGTATCTTGTAGCTGGTGAGCATGAGGTGCCAGTCTGCGATATCGCATCGGTTGACCGAGTGGACGATGATGATTGTGTCCCCGAAAATGATGGTTAGGGACCTCAATCGTAAAGAAAGTATGAGGATATACTGAAATCCTCACAAGACCATCTAAAATACAGTGTACTACGCTAAACTAACATGAACACGCCAGAGAAACACGAAAAACGCAGGGATGCTCTGGGTCTTTTCTACGAAAGCGTATTGAAGCCCGATTCTGAACTGCGCCAGTGTGCTCACAATCAGTCATGTTATCATGAATTGATGGAATGGCGTGAGGATGTGCTACGCTACCTTGATGAACGACGCAATCAGGAATTCCACTATGACCATTGAAGGACGCCCCGAATTGAAAGGATCTGAAGAGTTTTTGCAAAAGACTTATGAACAGCAACGTCAAAATCGTATGCAAGATGCTATCGATGATTACTTGCAAGATGACAAAGTACCAGTACGACAAGTATATGAGGAGATACTATCTTGCGTCAATGATGTGATTAAATACCATGAGAAAGAATACTGTCGTGCTGCTAGTCTTCGTGATCTCATGATGGGTCACCGTGAGGTTGACTTGAATGATCTTGCTAGTAAGTGGCAGTATGATAAACTACCTGACCGTTTTTAACTACCATGACTGAAGAGGATTTCAAGAAAGCAGCAGAAAATTTTCTAATGCTGCAGAATAACAATGATCACAACTTTAAGATCTTGCAGTATCAAATAGATAAACTGCAGGCACAAATTGATGATCTCAATGAGTTGAGGAAACTCTTCCACTTGCCACCACCAGAGAACAAGGATCGTCCTTACTTTGATATCAAAGATGCAGAGAAAGTCAAGTAATTATGAATTACTTCAACCAGTGTGCTATCATGGCACATGTGGATACATCTCTTTCATTAGTGAATACTATATCAGTATAGTATTCAAAGACATTCCACTCCCCGAGAGCGCAAACTCTCGGTGGGGTCGTCATTATGCTACACTTATTGTTTACCCTGAATATTGGCATGAAATACGCAGTTGTTTGGATGAAGAACAAGAAGAAGGGTTGCACTGCCCGCCAAGAAGCAATCTTCTACAATTTGGAAGACGCCGCACTGTGGGAGCAGCATATTAACAAAACTGAACACGCAAAAACAAATATTATTCCCATCTTCAACTGATGTATTACAAGTATTGGATCAATGATACTGTGCTACCTGACAGTCTCTGTGACACTATCATTCAACAAGTAGAGAAGGAAGAACAGTTTGGTCCACTACGTTATGGAACTTTGTATGGACAGAGAGAAGACAGAGACCTCAGAACATCTGGTGTACTTTTGTTTCCTGCTACTACATGGATTGGTGGCATGTTATCTCACTACGTCAACATCGCTAACAAAACAACATTTGAGTTCGACATTGATGACATGTGGGCAGGGAACAACATTCAGTACACAATGTACAAAGGAGGAGAACATTATACCTGGCATTCAGACGAACATCTAACTAATCGTGAAGATGGTCAGAGAATACCACACCTTCGTAAACTATCATTCTCACTACAATTATCAGATGAGGATGATTATGAGGGTGGAGAGATGCAACTAGCATATCCTAAACTCAGTACATGTGTTGAGGATCCTCAGTTTCACATTGTCACTGTGCCTAAAAAACGTGGTACAATCATTGTGTTCCCATCATACACATTACATTGTGTGAAACCAGTGACCAAGGGTACACGGCGATCACTGGTGGGATGGATGATGGGTGTGCCATTTAAATAACTGGTTGGGGTGTCTTGACGGTGCCCCTTTTTCGTGCCATACTATATTCATACCAAACGAAACCAATGTCCTACCTCGAAGACAACCTGCTCCCTCTTGTCTTGGACATCAAAACTCCCAAGACTGACAGTTATATCATGATTGCTGCTGGTCTTGGTGACAAAACTAGTCAGAGCAGTATCCTCATTCAGATGGGATACAAACTCGAAGATTTCTGGAACAAAGTGATTAGTGACTGTGCTACTAATCTGATTGAAGATAATAACAAGATCAAGGTCAATGGCAAGAACCGCCAACTCGATCATGTTATCAAACTGATTGACAAGATCATTTACCTTGAGAGTAAGTGCAACCTCAATTTTGACACTGAGAAGAAACCTGCTAGCAACGATAAAGTTGAGGCAGTTTGCAATACTCTTAGTGAAACATATGGTCAAGAAGTCACTGCTGGTTACTTCGTGCCTTGCATCCGCGACATTCCTGCTGATGTGCGGAAAAAGTATCCCAACATGAACATTTATGGTGTAGAATGGTTGCTGGACACTCTCAAATGTGATCTGTTCACTGCTGATGAGTTTTTCGCGTTCTTTGAGAACGTTGTCGGTCCTATTCTTGAAGAGAAAATCTATGCTTAAACCACTGGTCAAATACCAAGGCGGTAAGTCTCGTGAACTAAAGATCATCACTAAGATGATGCCTGCGGAGTTTAACCGTATAGTTGAACCTTTCTGCGGAGGTGCTGCGCTATCATTTAGCGTAGGCAAACCTGCTGTGCTGTGTGATACTAATTGGGATGTGATTAATCTGTACAGATGTATTGCAGACAACCAAGGATTGCGTCGTCTTACTTGTAGAGTAAATGAGTTGCGCGATTGTAATCATGATGAACTAGAAGAGCATTTCTATGATGCTCGTAATGATATTAACAGTGAAATGGATTGGGAGTTCCAAACAGCATGGTCTCGTGCCATTTCATATGTCACAGTGAGACAGTTGTGTTTCTCTGGTATGGAACGATACAACGCAGAAGGAAAGTTTAACGTACCATTTGGTCATTACAAGAAGTTTGCATGTAACTTGACATTTGAGAACTCTGGACAGTATTGGGATATGCTCAAACGTTCTATTATTATGCATGGAGATTTTGAACTAGCATTGAATGAGGCAACTGCGGATGACTTCGTATTCATTGATCCTCCTTATCTTGATAGGCTTGGGTATCACAGCGGTGATGGTGGGGATGATGTCCACAGTAGACTGGTTGCTAGGTTGAAAGATGCACCATACAAGTGGATGATTGTACACAGTGACCATGAGTTCTATCGTGAGCAGTATAAAGATTTCAATATCATGACAAAGGACTTTACATATGCTCAGAGATTTGGTAAAAATAAGGACCATGGAGGTGCCAAGGTCCAGCACCTGTACATCACTAACTACGATGCACTGCCTGAGACCCCTCCAGAAGCGTCCACAAGCATCCTGAACCACTTATCATGACCGAAACCACGAACGTGCCCCTGACGACCCCTCAGATCCGATTTCTGATGGATGTGCTGATGGGAAGTCAACTCGGTGCCACCAAGGTCTACGCTTATCAGAATGGCGTTGACGATAGTGCCACCTACAACCAGTTGGAGAACTGTCTACCATCTGGTCCTGAGCCCTTGGATGCCTGGTAAGATTACTAGGTAATCGAGAGACACCAATGCAACTCCAAACCTCCGCCACCCAGATCGACTTCTATCCTGTCGCTGGTGGCAAGCGTTTTGTCAAGCGTGTGATCTGGCACCCCACTGCTGAGATCTCTCAGCAGATGACCTCTTTCACCACCCGTGTCAAGTCTGACGCCCTCTATGACATCCGTAACTACCTTGCCAACGGTGCTGAGGTGACTGACTTCAACACTGAAGCATACACTGGCAAAGATTACTCTCCTGTCTACTGCTGATCCAGTTCAGGGAGTGGCACACCACCACTCCCATACCACCCTCCACCGTCTATACTACTAAGGTACTCAAGGGAACAACCCCATGCCCATGATCTCAGACGACACTATCGACCTCCAGATCCGCCGTACCATCCTCAAATCTATTGAAGAGATGGACATTGAGATGCTCAAGCGTATTGCTTACGAGTGCCGCTGTGAAGAGATGGGTCTGGTCCCCGACAACACTTACCTGAATTTCTGAAGTATGACCCAAGGTTCTTTACCGCCACGTCATACACTCACAGTTCGTGAGTATGCTGCATTAGAACCATTTTACAAAGCACAGCGTCCACATGATGCTGTTATGA